ATAATTCTATATGAACTTTGTATTTCATATCCTAATCTCTTGTATATGTATATCTAAATAATCTGCAAGTAAATATCTTATCTCTGTGTAGCAATCATCACACAATAAAAGATTACATGCACGATTCTCCATATCTTCTGGGTATGCTTCATTAGAGCAACCTTCTTTTTGACATTTAATTTTTTTACTCATCTTTATCCCCAGAGATAGCACCAATTTTAAACGGTATAACATTCTGCTCTGGAGGTGTTGCATCTTTCAATAATTTAATATCTGGTTTGAAAGATACCTCTCCTTCTTTCTCGTGAAAGATACCATGACCTGCTAAGATATCTTCTACATCATCAACCAATGCATTAAAGATATCTTGTCCTGCTTCGGTATAACTTGTACTTGTTCCTTCTTTTTTAATATATAAATCATAGTTCTCTTTTAAATCATACTGCATTAATCTATCTGCCAAATCACAACTCAATGCTATGAATTGGTCAGCACTTAAAAAATATTCTCTCATAATTTACGTTTAATCCTTTCTAACTCATCAATGTAAGTTACTAATTTTACAAACTTAGGAACAAGATTTGTACTGTAATCAGATTCCTTTTTTAATCGAGACGATATCTCAGCTATAATCTCATCAATCTCTGGTTTTAAAAATATATCGGTCATCTTCTCCTCTCCTTTAAATCTTTTTGTAGTTCTGTAAATCCTCCAATGTGTTTAAAGATTTGAGGGACAGTTTTGTATCCTCTCTCCTTAAATTTTTTAACACGTTCTGGAGTATCTAATAATCTTTCTTCATACTTTAAGTTAAGTTCTGTCAATAACTCCTTGGCTTTATTACAATATCCACATGCTTTCTGTGTGTATATAATATATTTAATCATCTGCTAAGTTCTCCTCTCCTTCTTCCATTTGATACTGTGCATCATCTCCATACTCCGTACCTTCAAAGGTAGCTTTGCCTTCATTACATGTAAAGGTTTCTCCTTCTGTCTGCTCTACTGACCAAGCTAAATCTTGCATCTCAGCTTGAGTAAGTTTAGCATTAGATTCTACCTTGTAGTATCTAGTATCTACTGTCTGCTCACTAAATCTATATGTGTATTTATATTCACTCATCATCTTCCTCCTCTACTTTGCTTGGGTCGTATGCTTCTGGGTCTGTATGACATACGTAATCACTATGCCAGAATTGTGTGTACTTACCTTCGTCTGCTCCATGTTCTCCTATGCCACCTTTTTTCTTTAAATCAAAATGATTAATAGCAGTATGAAAAGCATCTTGTAATCTTAGTATATCTCCTAGATGTATATACTCCCAAGCACCTTCATTAATTGAATCATCTATCTGCTTTAGTTTATTAATTAAATTTAATGTTACTGCATCTATCTTTGGTTTACTTTTGACCGTCATAATATCTCTCCTCTATATTTTTTAGATTGAAAATGTATGAAAGAATATCTTGATGACTATATCTTGACGTAGCATCGTCTCCTACCAATGCTTCACATAGTTCTTCATACTTGTCTAGCTTATCAGTTATGTCTGAGTTTACTGCACCTTCAAAAAAATTATCTGCCATCCTCATCATCCTCCATTTCTATTCCTAGTTCATCTCCGTAATCATACTTGTCCATCTCTTCTATATCCCCAATATAAAATTCTTCATGGACAAAATCAAATGTTCTTTCTGGGTCTCGTAATGCTTCCATACGTCTACGTACTTCGTCTTCGTCTACATTGTCTGGATACTCTACAAATCTTTTGTAGTGTCTCACAACTTGTCCTCTTACTTCGTAATATCTTTTCTTTTGTTTAGCCACGTTGCATCTCCTTTGATTCATACTTAACAAACTTTATTTTAATCCTATCTTCTGGGTCTGGATATGGAAAGCCAAAGTGTTCCCATAACTCTGGCATCTCATCTCCATATATCCATGCCCAAGTAGGTTTCTTTTTATCTTTTGTTGGCATCTAAATATCTCCTATCAGGATTTGTTTGTAATTTTCTTTCTATAACTCCATTCTCATATTTATATGCCCATTTACTATTCTTGTCAATGTATATTATCCTATCAGAATCTTGTTTGTATACTTGCATATCACAACCTAGATTACTCCATACACCTTGATGTAACTCCCAATGTTCATCTGGTGTTAGATTACGTTCTTGTCCCATACTATTTTTCCTTTCTGGATTAACTCCATTACTTCCTCTTTGGTTGCAGAAGGTTTATGCACCTTCCAATTTTCTTCTTCGTTTGGTAAAGTCTCTACAACAAAATCACCATTCGTGTTGTGCCTAAAGATACTCATATAAATCTCTTCTACAATCTCTACAAAATCTTTTTGATTTATTTTAGATATTTGTATCTCTTGCACAAGTGTAGCAAAGTGTTGCACATTTACTTGTTTAAATCTTTTACTCATCTGTACTCTCTTTCCTTTGAAGTTTCTGAAGCATGAAGAAATATAAATTAGATTTCATTTCTCTTAACTCTTCTGCAATCTTCTTCAATTCATCATGCATTAATTTTATTCTTTCTTTATCTGTCATTATAGTTACTCCAATATTCATTCCATAGTTCTAAAATATAGGAGTCATCCGAAGATGTCAAGTCATAATGTTCTGCTATGTATCCTTGTAGTTCTTCGAAATGCTCCAACCCCATCTCTAACCCTTCTTGTACAAGTTGGGTTAGAGTTTCTTTTTCTTCTACGTCTGGCATCACGTTCTACACTCCTCTAATGGTTTAGGTGTGAAGAATTTGTCTCGTTCAATTCCTAACCCCATCATACCTTTAAAAGATAATAACTCATTCAAATCTACGTAGCCAAGTTCTTCGTCGTGGATACAAC